TTAATAAATATTTTTACGTTCATCCAATGGGACGGAAGTAGGGAAACCGAAGGAACGCACTTTTTTTAAAATAAGGGAGAAGTGCGTGAAAGAATTAATCATAGAACGTAAGTTTCGTCACCTCCATTTGAGAGTGTTCAAAGGAACGGAAGACGACTACGACCTTGTATTCAGTTCGTGTGAGCATCCATACTTTCGAGTACAATTTAAAAATTTAGACAAAATAAATCTTGATGAGTTGTATGCTTTGTATAGAAACAGAGCATGGTTATTACAGTGGTTGCCTCCAAGATGGTGTCACTATCTTATAGTAGGCGTTTAATTACACAATTAAGTCTAGTATAGTTTGTAACTTACCTTTAATACTTTTATTGTTCAGTGTATTTTTAAGACCCATGTGCAAGTTCTTTGGCCAGCACTCAAAAGCAGTCCAACAGTATCCCGAATGTTCTTCGTTAAGTTTAGGAATAAATTCAGTTTCTATTGCTATAAGATATGTGTGGAAGAAAAATTTCTGATCATTCGACGTAAACATTTCTAAAGGTATAACTTTTTTAAATTTGGGTAAACTGCCAGTTTCTTCTTCAATTTCCCGTTTAAGTCCTTCGAAAGCGGACTCGGTAAATTTTGATTTGCCGCCTACCAAACCCCACATGCCCTGTGTTTTCTTATCAGTTCTCTGTAAAAATAGGAAACGTTTTGTACTTGTTGAATAAAACAATGCTCCTGAACAAACTATGTTATCTTTCATTATAATAGTTTAGCTAGTCTTTTGTGTTTCTTGTTTAAAAAATTTTTCAATCTTTTTATTTTCCAATCTTCGGATGGGAAAATTTCCGTTGGCAGTTCAAATTCTTCTCGTCCCCATTTTATTCTGTCCCAGACCCTTTCGTGACCGTAGTATAAGAACATTTTAGTCAGAACTTCTATGCCAGCTATTGCACCAGCCCAACTAAATTTACCTGTAATAAGCCATGCTATAAGGAAAGTATCACTAGTGGCTAGTATTCTCCACGTGATAGTTTTAGTTAAACTTCTAGATACTTTAGATTTCATGCTGTATTATAGCAATTATGGCGTCTGGGCGTCAATTGCAGAATTATATCCTGTATCACTACCGCCGTCAAGTACTATGCTCCAATTACCTTGCGTATAGACGCCTTCATATGATTTGACCCATTCGGTACCATTAAATCTGTACTGAATACCTGTGTTTTGATTGGTAACGTAGTGTTGTGTGCTATCCGGATTACTGGCATCGAAAGCAACGTTCCATTTAGTTGTTGTACCGTTGTATTCTATAATATCTCCCACACTGGCCACAAGAGTGCCCCAAGTGCTACTTTGGAAACTGGCAGTGCTATCTCCAACATCATTGATGACCAAATATCTATCACCATTCGCTGGTGTGCCCGGATCAAATGTTGCAGGATTTATAATCTTCTTTACAGCGGTCAATGTATTGCTTGGTATGGTATCTTCGTCTATTGTGTATAACAAAATTGTGTCATCTAAAGTCGTGGTTGCTATTGTGCCTATTATTTCATTGCCGTTGGGTTGTGTCAAGCGTATTTGGGAGGTACCATTTATTACTTTGCCGTACTGATCTATTAACACTTTCCAGTTCACTGCTGGACCAAATGTTTCAAACGGATCAAAGTTGTTTGGTTCATTAGCACCTGTATGGAAACCGTCCCCGCCTGATTTGGCATTGACGCCTGTTGTACCTAATAATCGTAATTGATTGCCTGTTACAAGCAATCCAAAATTGTTCGGTGTAATGAAACTTTGTGATATTAATGGACCACTAATCAATCCTTTAGCTATACCGCCTTCGTCATCATACATACTCATTATAATTTTTTGTACTACTCCTAGTTTTTTTACTTTAACAGGTGGCGATAACCAAATTGGCATACTAAAATTCATTGTTGCCACATCAATTTCGGAGTCTGCCCCTACAGGAATAGTCCTAGAACTAAATGTGATAGCACCCAACTCTACATAACTTAAACTTGTCCAGTCGATGTAGTTGTCTGTTTTTTGTATTTCGAAATCCGGATTAAACAAATATAAAATTTGTTCCATGATTTGTAGTTTTTGATCAGTGTTCGATGAAAAAATATCTGCTGTAACTTCCAATCTAAAAGGCGAAGGCATTACTTTTTCTACTGTGTATCCAGCACCAAGTTGGTTAGTGTAATTGCCATCTGCATCAACGTCCCTTTCTCTCAAATGTTGCTTTTCTACATGATAAGGATTTTGCATTCTTTCCCTATCATAATTTAGTTCTCTGACGTAACACGCAATCTTTGGTGCGTAATTCAGTGCATTTTCACTATTATTCCTAATAATGTTTGCGACTTGCCTTGTTGGATCACCGTAAACAACAGGAACTGCTCTCAGGTTTATTGAGCCATCCTTCCCTCTTCCGGTCTCCACTGAAAAGTTACTCAGTATCCTTATAAACTGAGTAAGAAATTTTCTAACCTGTCCTTCGTAAAAGTGTAGCATTAGTTGTCAGCCTTTGGTTTAAGTGCTTCCGTTAGCGATTGTCTCTGTTTTACTGTCAGCCCATTAATGGTAGATTCTGTTGTGTTGTTCACAAAACCTGTCTTGTAATTAGCTCTCGAATCATTGTTGGTTGTAGTAATTCTTACTGAATCTTCAATTTTCACCCATCTATTGCCGTCATAACGGAACAACCTGTTTGGCAAATAATCTGTTCTTAAGAAATAGTCACCTTGATCAACACCGCTAGTTGGGAAGGATATACCAAATCCTGCTGGGTTGCCATTAGGTGCTACCCCATCTCCGTCCAGATAAAAACCATAGTGTGAACTTGCTGGAGTATCTATTGTTGCATTTACAGTATTATCACTGCTGGCTCTTTGTTCTTCTGTGTTAACATTTTCGGTACGTATGTTTCCTCGTTCATCAATAGGTGCAACATAAAATTGCTTATAGTTGAATCCTGATTTTGGAGCATCCGCTTCTGCCTGTGCTACAATTTGATCATTAATTGTTTTTTCTCTATTAAAAGTTGACATATAACTAGCAACTGAATTTTCTGTGGTAGCATCACCTATGATATCCCTGAACTCTTGTGAATCTACGAGCGTCTTCATTTTTAATCTTAGCAAATGCGGCCACCATGTCTGTGAAAATCCTTCTGCCGCTCTATTAACATCTTCAATAACGTAGTAACGTTTTAGTGCTATGGGAATACTTTCATCCAATGAATAATCTTCTTTCATGTGCGGAAATTCAATAACATCTCCGCTCATTGGCTTTCTGCCAATTCTCTCCACTATATCATTCAAATGCACTGTAAGAAATAAAGTGTCATTTTGTAAGAACATGCCAAACTGTGATAGATTAAAGTCAACGTCCTGTACATTGTATATGCCTCTGACTATGTAGATATCGCTAGAATATTTCCTATCCCTGTTTTCTAAAAATAGTAAATCTTGAATAGTTCTTTCATTAAGACTGTCTCCAGAATACTGTGGCAGGCTTGGACTAGCCGCTCCGTCCTTGTTTGTGTCTCCTTGATCGTATGGACCTAGGTATTTGTGAAAATGTAGATCGGTACCACCCACCGTGAACATCTCTTTGATGTTACGATCGAAGAATTTGTAGTCATTGCCTTTTTCAGGCTTAAAAATGGATAATCTTGGCATATCACACATATTTATTGCACAGGCAAAGGCAATAAATATGAGTATGTCAGAACTACAAACAGGGCAACAAGAGATATTCGATTACGTTAAAAATAACCTCGGTGAGGGCATGATCGACGTTGAATTAGACCCAAAACACTATCAAACAGCACTGGAAAGAGCTATTAATAAATTCAGGCAGAGATCATCTAATGCAGTAGAAGAATCCTATGCCTTCTTGGAGTTAAAGAAAGATCAAAATTCATACATTTTACCAGATGAAATAATCAACGTGAGAAGCCTACACCGAAGAACAGTAGGTTCAAGGACCGAAGGTGGTGAAGGTGGAACACTTTTCGAACCATTCAATTTAGCATATACAAACACATACCTCCTAAGAGCAGGAGCAACAGGTGGACTGGCAACTTACTATGCTTTTGCATCATATCAGGAACTGATAGGAAAATTGTTTGGCAGTTTCATACAATTTCATTTTGATGTTGCAACTAAAAAATTAACAATAACACAGAGACCAAGAGCAGACAATGAAACAGTGTTAATGCATACCGACAATTTTAGGCCGGACATAACACTTTTTAAGGACATCTACGCCAAGCCATGGATCAGAGACTACACACTAGCAGTATCTAAAGTTATGCTAGGTGAAGCAAGAGGTAAGTTTAACACAATAGCAAGTCCACAGGGCGGCACATCACTAAATGGAGCTGAACTTAAAACACAGGGTCAAGCAGAAATGGAAAAACTAGAAGCAGACATTGGCAACTATGCTGAAGGTGGCACACCTCATAGTTTTGTTATTGGTTAATTCTTTATAATATATTTTTAAATAAGTGTGTCATGTCAGATTCTCGATACAAAAAATATAAAGACTGCAATTTACAAGAACTTGAACAAATTGTTGAGGATCTGGAGAATATGTCTATCGCCGCTTTAAAAAGCAAGAAAATACCCATTCGTAAAAGTATTTTAGACGCGGTAAAAGAAGCAAAATTAGTTATTGAAAAACGCTTAAAAAAATAGTATAATAAGATATGTTGATTGGAATCGTAGGACTTATAGGGTCCGGTAAAGACACAGTGTCTGATAGGCTCGTTGAAAAACATGGCTACATAAAAGACAGTTTCGCCAAAAGTTTAAAAGATGCTGTCGCATCAATGTTTAATTGGGACAGAGACATGCTTGAAGGTGATACTGAATCTAGTCGACACTGGCGAGAACAACCAGACAGATTCTGGAGTGAAAAATTTGGAAAGCCGGTCACGCCAAGGTGGGTCTTACAATATTTCGGCACTGAAGTCATGCGTGGACAAATGTATGATGCAATATGGGTAGACAGTTGTATGGGAAGATATAAAGGTCTAAACACAGTGATTGCAGACACAAGATTTCCAAACGAAGTAAAAGAAATACGAAAACAGGGTGGTAAGATTATTCGGGTAAAAAGAGGTACAGATCCAGAATGGTTTGTAAACTATGTAGAAGGAAACATTGAACCAAAAGGCATACACTCATCCGAGTACGCATGGGCCAAAGAGGAGTTTGATTATGTTATTGAGAATAACGGCGATAAGGCGAGCCTATACGCTAAAATTGATAATCTAATCGTCAGCAACAAGATCACCCATTCTCCAGCCGAGACGTCTGACCCCTTGCAACCGTTGGCAATTGGCGCAAACAGTTTTTAAATTAGGACTTGCAGTATTACGCATATCTCCGTCAACGAAGAACACATCTAGTTGGGCTTGACTTATAGCTTTGAATCCGCATAGTTCACATTTTTTACTTTTTTTGTAACCAGATCTTTGCAAAGGAGTTACTCCTCCAATTTTCTTTCCTGTTTTTTTCCTGATGCACGTGTCACAAAGGCTACGCCAATAAACCTTTCTC